GAATGGGGGCTGTTTCTCCCATTCCTAGAGAAAAATCTACCAGGAAGGTTGTACCTTAAGTTTCTAGCTCTAGACGCAAACCTGGTGTTGTTGCCAAGGCTGCCGGTGGTATCCCAAAACGTGGCGCTGGGGTCGGGTAGGTACCTTCCCTCTTGCCAGTCTCCCGCACTTACTTGCCCATCGCGGACGGGCATCCTGAACCCTGCGGTGAATACATCGTTAATAATATTTGTGGCAGGGTCTTGCTTGGAGTAATCCCCCTGGAGACAAAGAGAGCCAGAAGGTAAGTATCCACCTGTACCCCACGGGCCTCCTCCACCGTCATCCATACTTTTAGTAATGACTGTGTTAATCATTACCCTAAGAGGGACAAAATCCCTAAACACTTGATGGAGCATTCTCAGATTTTCTAAAGTAAGTTTAGAATAATCTTTTTGGGACATATTCACATCCTCAGCGTTGATATCCAAAACCATAACAGAGGATTTCCTATTCCAATAATCACTTAGATTGGTCGCGTCCTCAAACGTTCCTGACCTGAGAGGGAGAGAACTTACGTTAGGGGGGACAGCTAAGGCTGACGTAAGAAATTTAAATCTTTGCCTATCTCCAGGCATGGGTGGGATTTGGTCCAATCCTAAATTCTCTTTACAAAAATCTACAACGTAGGCGGCAGCCTCCTCGGTCATGCTCAAGCCCCCATGAAGTTTATCAGTAGCTAGAATAGAAGACACACTAGAGAGCGCGTCCAACGTGATATAGGAATCAGAGTAAAACCTATCCTTCTCCCACGGAGGTATTTTTACAGTTTTTCCACGGTGCTCAAACCCTTTCGCGGAATTAGGATTTTCCTGTATTTCTTTCCACATATCAGACTGTTTCCAGTGTTTTCCATTAATGTGGATTAATTTATGTTGGTTGTCCAGATACTCGAGCAGAAAATCGACGACAAATCGACAGTTATTATCCATGTCATTTGGGTCATAATTAACAGTTACGCTGCTATTGTTTTTCCACCATGTCGTCCATTGCCTAGCCTCTTCCCCTGTTGCCGAAGTTAAAAATGATTCGGTCTTTACCAAATAATATAAAATATTCGGGAGGTAAGACTCCCAAGTCTCAGTCAGCCCACTCGTTGGGTAGAATACATCCCTATCAAAGATATACTCAACTACAGCATCTAAGCCAGAAGCAGTGCCTTTCATACGATAAGCATTGACGGCATTCCTCAGTTGTTGACGCCATTCGGTTGAATCGGAACCAATAAGCTTCCACCCTACCATGGCAGCCAAATAATCTAAGAACTGGGCGGGGCATTTATCAATATCAATTAAATCTTGGAGGGAGTCAACGACGTGATTCAAGTCATAAGACGCATACCCCAAAGCCCTCAAAAACTTTGATAGAGACCCACTATTTGCAAACCTAGTAGGAATAAGAGTAGACGATAAAAATACTTCGACACTATCCTTTACGAAAGGAGAGTCGTCCATATTTGTGTTTGTCCATAAACCCAGAGAAGATTTATATGCGTCCAATAACTGAGTTCCAGATAAGTATGTTTGAGAAGAGACTTCTGCCGTGCTTGATAAAAACTCAGCAGGCATGACATTATGTGCAGCTAAAGTCGAATACCCAAACTCTCTGTTCTTCCAGACATACTCAAAATACGTCGCCAAGCAATCTTCCTCGGTAACTGTTTTCCCTTTGAAAATCTTATCAATCCATAGACTTGATACGGACAAGGAGCTCAGCTCTACGTGGTCGGCATCTCTACCTGCGAGTGGGACGGGTCCCGAGCAGTTTAAAAAGTATAAAAGACCTAACTTCTCTACAAGTTTATTGTGCGCTAAAGAGACCGTACTTACTTCAGGGTAGAGTCCTGATACCCCCGGAACAGAGTTACCATCCCCAGAAACCCACAGTCGAAATGCGTCACTCCTATACTGGTCCTCCCCATTTAAAATAATAGCGCTGAGGACACTAGACGTCAGTACAGTTTCGAAATCGGAAGATGCAGTATAATCTGCTATCTCAAGCCCTAAAGGAGCAAAGACATAATCATTTATATCTCGAGAAGTAACCCTGGTTAGTTTATTAGCGGGCACAAACCTGGCCTGTAGTTCTNCTGCGGAAAGTCCNCTAACGGGGAAAACCGAGCTCGCGGTACTGACTAACCTTAAGTAGTGAGCTAAAACCTTGTAGGAAAGCTCTTCTTCAACTCCATGATTTAAATCCTCCCTGTCTAAATATAGAGAGGGGACTAAGGGGACTATGTGGTCTATGTAGTTGTGCTTTTGAATACTCATTAGATGAGGTCCATCGTGATTTCAAAGTTGTTTAGTTGGATAATTTCGTTTATGTTTGCANTAATATCTCCCGGGAAATTATCTACTTTAAAATACCTAACCCCNGATACCTCATGCATATGGTTCTGCAGTCTNGAAAGAGACAACGATTCACCAAACTCCCGATTTGCGACATCAAAATAAGAAAGTAGACCATCTACAGCACGTTGCTTAATTGCAGCCTGTTGGTACTTATCGTCTGCGTCAATCATGACGGTACAGTTTAGGTCTAAGGTTCGTAAGACACCATCCACAAGGGTAACTTCATCCGTCATCATTTTCATGTTATTTAAATGGGATAACAACTCTGATTTATATATTAAAGAACATCTCTCCAATTGAAGTTGCGAAGCTTTGGCCAAGCAGTAAATATCAATATTGTTGGCACCTGCTCCGTTATCCCTTAATACTGCCATAGCCTTTCCCATAACCCCATTCGAGCAAATGAAAGAATTAGCTTCCGCGGTATAATCTTCACCGGTAACACATCTCTGCTGTGCTTTAAAAACATGAGGGTAGTACTTCTTCGCATGCGCCGGGGACTCTGAGTTTCTTCCCCCCGTAGCAGTAGTGTTGTTAAAAAACCTGATTTGGGCAGTAGTTCCTGTATCCTTCGTACAGGTAAGGTAACTATCGATGATTTTACGCGCTACATTTCCACGTTCCCCTCCTCCCTTTCTATAAAAGATTTTAACATCAGTTCCAGCAGTGGGCCTTGCGCCTTTAGTTCCATTTCCAAACGTAAGAGTTGCCTTGTAAACCTCGTCATATTTCTTCTCAAAAACAGTCTGGGTTGAGGAGGCTAAAAATAATGAATTTGTTTCTTGCCAGAGACGTCCATCAGAAGAAGATACCATAATACTCCCCTCAACAACAGGACCCCCTGATAAAGTCAGGGAAAAACTGTCGTCAGTGGTTGGAAACACCCGTGACTCCTCAATTAATTCGCCTTCCATCAAATAAAAGTTTCCATAAGTATAAGTGCCGTCTACAACATCAAATTCTAAATCCTCCACACCACTGGCATCAAAGACAATTGTGCCATCGGTATTTCCCCTGTAAAGGGTATAATGGATGGCCTTACCGTCTTTGTCCTGAGTTCCTATAATACTCCGATTTGCTTTAGGGATAACGACTCTTTTTGGGCTACCTTCAAAAAACCCTGTGGGCAGGGTTGCAACCGCTTCCGCTTTAGACGCTGTGGGGCCTTTTAAGTCTACACCTAGAAGTTGCAAAAGTTTTCTCAAATTTGTGGTGCTTCTAACAGTACTTAAGTATGTTTCATTAGCTAAAAAATCAGCTTTTAAAGACACGACACTTGCAAGGTATGCGAATAGTTCCACAAACATAACACCCATATCAGACTCGGAAAAGTTAGTAAACTCATCAGGGTATACCGCCTTAACATAGTTTAGTAATGCTTGTTTGTAAGAAGCAAAGTCTGTTAAGGAATAGTCAATAAATGACGGCTTTTCTGATTCCGGAATCGCCGCGTAGCGGAGATAATCAGACTCAACCGTGCCTGCGAAAGCAGACACATTATATAAAGGATTAGTGGGAAATGACATGTTTAAAAGGCGAGGTTAATATGTTCAGTAGAAAGTGCATCCTCTTTTAACGCTACAGTTAACGAAATAAGAACTTTAGAATTCTCAGTAAAACCTACAATCTCTTCGGTAGCGACCGAAAAATACACAGTGTCATCGATGATATCTACAGACAGGTGTTTAATATCTACACGAGGTTCGTAGGTAGCAATAGCACGACTAATAGTTTTTTCTATGTCTTGTTTTAAGTAAGAATCTAGTTCCTCAAACACAGCTAAATGAAGGTTTGTACCGTAATCCGGAAGCATAACCCTATCTCCTTTTTTCGTGCTAAGTAAATCAATTAAATTTCTTTTTACCAGCTGGACACCGTACTGCTTGGAAAACACTCCCCCCGCATTCACAGGGGATAACCCTGAGTTTAACCCCGTCAACTGCTCAGTAATCCCTAACGGGACATATTTAACAGTGTATGCTTCTGCGTTTCCTAGTGTCATTATCTATATGTTTCTATGTTTTTGAAATATCCCTTTTGGGCGTCGTAATTAATTTTAACCTCTTTAGTATCTAGAGCTTTGGAGTACAATTTAAAACTTCCTAAAAACCCATCCAGCCCACTTCTAGGAATCTTTCGAGAGGAACCTGTGTTACTTTGGCCTCCAATACCCGGAATATGTTGCCCTATAAACCCCCCGTAAATGTCGCTACTTAATAATCTACCTGATACAATTTTATACTGGTCATTGGTGTTGAACCCTAAGAACCCCAAAGGGGTAGTAGCCCCAGGTCGATTTACAGCCGGACCAATCATGTCCGAGTATCCTCCACCAAGAATCCAAGGTGTAAAGATTGGGTATCGAGGAAGTCCGTTAGAAGTATACCCTTCGGCTAAATTCTCAGAATTAGTATCTTCCGAAACCCAACTACCACGGGAGTCCCTTCGTGGATTGATTGGTCCAGGAAAATTTAAAGGAGCTCCAGGCTCAGTATTAAAAGCCTCAGATATAGAGGAAGTTGCCAACAAGTTCCCGTCAACATAGACGTAAGCCTTGTCTTGACTGTAGTTAAAGGACACTACATAGTGGCAGAATTCTGTATCACAGCTGGAGCACGACTGTCCAGTGCTTGTAGAAGCAGTTACAGGAATTTTAATTCCAAGCTCCGTACCGGAAGTCGTATTACCATGACGAGAAGGAGAAGCAAGAACAGCCCCCTCATCTGCGTCTTTAATATCTTTTTCTTGAATAGCAATGCTATGGTCCCACTCCCAACCATCCTGGGCACCTATCAAAGAGTTCTGTCCAACTGTAGGTAGGATTACAAACTCTAACTGACCGTCGCTACCCGCTGGGTAAGGTCCGCCAATTGCGGCCCCGGAAACGTCCTTATCCCTAAACCCTATGACCATCCCTCGAACGGGACCACGGTCATCAGTTTCTACAGCAGCTGTAATAAAGTTGCCTGCCTCCGGGTCGTTTCCACTATTTTCACAAGCCGCTACAATCCTATATCTGTGGTGTGCGGTAAGTCCAGCAGAAACATCAGGAATGTGAGTCCAAAAATCCATGGCCCAACCATCCTTTCCATATGTAAGACCATTGACACGCTCACCGGCAGAATAAAGCTCTCCATCCTTAATGTTGTTAGGGAGTCTAATATAGCAGCCTCCTTCATTATTGTGAACATCTGATATATCAACGGGCCTATAGTAAATTCCAAACCTGGTCTCGGGATTGTAAATCGCTCCTCTCAAAAAAGGAATAGAAACACCAGATGGAAAAGCATGCGCGGTTGAAGAAGCAACAAATTTACCGTTCAGCGCCCGAGAGCCCTCAGCAAAATTATCCAACTCATATAAATGTGAGTTAGGAGCTACAACATCGGGCTTCAAGAAGTTATAACAAACCTCCAAACCCTCCGTAACCAAGGAATCCCCAATGCTTTTAAAAGTGGCTCCAGTGCCAGACACTCCTCCTCGAGACTTAACAAAATCTCCAGTTGGAATATCGTCTACACTAAAATCTTTTAAATAAATAGTGTCCAGGAGTGGGTTGCCTTTCACAAACATAGGCTCTACCGGGTCTACAATACTAGCCACATCTTCTGAAATAACAATTCGTTTTTGTGTTTTTAAATTAGGAATTATGCCCGTACCTTTCAAATATGAAAAATCATTTAAAGGAGCTCTCTCTAACCTCTTACGAACTCGTACTTTACCCTCCTCCATGTCCACTACAACATCTCCAATCCGGACTACACCGTCGTTAAGGTCAAAGGGAAAATCACTCCCATTTGCTTTATACCCATTCGTAACCAATAGATGAGTACGTTCAGCATTAGTTAACGTTTTAATAATCACATCCGGACCTAATTTATGGTCACTGGTTGTGATTTCAATGCCCCCAAATAACCCGAACAGCTGGAGTTGTTTTTTGCGCTTAACAATCTTACTTTCATAAGCATCACTAATGGCAGTCTGGGAACGCCTATAGTTAACCACTGTTGGGCTATCTTCAGCAAATCCAGTTTCTACAAGTTCAGTCACTTGAGCTTCGATTTGGGTGTGGTGCAAGTTTCTATCTCGGACATACGCCTGTAGCACCTCGTCCATTTCAAGCAGGCGACTTACATTTTCCTCAGGGTCATCCGCAGAAAAATCAATAGCAAAGATTGTTTCAGAGATAAGATTAAAATCTTCTAGTGTTACAGCTTGACCTCGACCTCCCAAATATGGACTATTGCGCAGCGTCCAGCTGTTCGAAGCCATAGCAATATCTTCCGTTAAGGGAATTCCTCCCCTTCTAGAATCATAATAAAGACCGTCTTCCGATAAAATAAATTTACCTTCAGTCGATACCGGAGGTCCATACACTAAATCGAACATAGAGGTATCCTCCGGAGACTCCTCTTCCTGGTCTTTCATTTGGGCGTTGATAGATGCTNNNAATGCTTTGTTCTTTCTGTACGGTTTAATCACAGACCTTTCTACCAACTGCTCGTACTGAGCAATAGACTCCATTTCAGCTTCCGAGAGAGTGGAGCCTTGAAACAGTGCATCGTAATTTAGCTTGGGCTCCTCAGCTGCCCCTTCAGCTCGGTCTTGCAGAATCCTATGAATATACTCAACCTGCTGGGATACTGCATCGACATCGGCTCTTAACCTTACGAACGCAGAGTAGACCCTCCGGATTTTATTATTTGCGAAGGTATTCTTAAATTGATTAGGCTGTGGAAATTGTTGGTAAAGTTCAGTTCTTGCCTGCTGAATCGCTTGAGCTATGTCCCCCTCTGGTGCGCCGGAGCGGAATACATCATTACCTGAATTTAGCAACAACGACATAGTATCAATTGAGCTCTTAATTGCTGCTAATTTATTTTGTGATTTCTCATCGCCAATCTTTCCAGAATTGGGAGATTGATACAATCTTTTATTCCCGGCTCTATTAACCTGCTGATGTTGTCCAGTTAATCTAACAAGTCTCGCACGAGCATTACCCATTCTTCGTGACAGACGACCTAACTCAATAGTTAATACATTAGACATCGCTGTTAAAGCGGTGCTATTAAAAAGTCGTAGCGTAGTTTCTGATAACATCTATTTATCCATTTATATTTGCAAACTTGCCAGAGACAACCACATGTTTACATGAAGTTTTACTGCCAACCGTGGCAACCCTCTGACCCCCAACCCTAACAAAGCGCTGGGCGAGACATATAGCCCATTCCCCTGCCATATGTAGGCACGGAGCAGGAGGAGCAGGAGGAGGGGGAGGGGGAGCTCCGCCTCCATCCGGGGGAACCGTGTCTCCCGGACCTTTGTACCCTCCTGCTCCTCCTGCTCCAGCACCTTCACCAGGGAGACATGGGTGTGTAGTCCCTTGGGAACCTACATGAGCAATAGGTTTCCCTTCAACCCTACAAAAATCTTTTCCTTGGGTTACAACGCCATTGTCTGCGTTTAACTTACTTCCTACAGTTGCTATTGCACTCATCTTATAATTTCCAGGGTAACCACTGGCTCTATTTTATTTAGCTTAGTAACCTCTGTTTTAACAGGTTCCAGACTTCCTTTCGATTTAAGGGGGTTGGTATTACCGAAAAGCGCAGCTCCCATTTCAACAATAGGGCTGCCAGTTGTTCCTTTTGCTACCGCCGGGACACCGGCTTTAAGGCTGGAATTTCCCATGGAACCTGTAGTTATGCCCTCAGGAAGTACTGGAGAGGGAGGGGTTTTGTCCACACCCAAAGGTAAGTAAACATCCTCCGGAACTACTAATTCTATCTCTACCCTTGGAACAATAATGAACGAGGTTAAAAGGGTCATATCCTTTGCCACCTCCCTGAGGCATTATGATATTGATATCTCTTCCCAGTCTGAGAGGTTATTTGGTATCCACCTTCCTGCTCGTAATACCCCTCATAATAGACCGTCAATGTTTGGCGGGCCATTGCTGCAAGCGGTGAGCCTCCTAGAGAATTTTCACGGCAAACAGCCACAATAGCCTCCCCATCTTTTAGACCTGGCTGGGAGTTGTGAGCTAACCTCACCGCTGTAAAATTCCTAGTGTCGAAGAACGTCTCCACAAAATCAAGAGCGGACGTTCCACTTGCGACACTATTCATCGTATTTACCGGGAGTTCATTAGAGCTCGCATAAATAGGAATCCTGTAATACAGGGGTTCGTAAAACCCATTACTCCTCATTTTATAAATATCATAAACAGCTTTCTCAGCAGCGTTATATTCAGAAGCATATAACTGCAATTTTGTAATAGTTAAATCCCCTTTACCTGACTGATACTCCCGCTGTTCCACTGTTTGAACTTTTGCATATTCCGCATTTTGAACAAGTGTTATAAAATCTCCCGCGGACGTTGTAATTTCCCCTGAGCTTGGTTCGTAAGCACTTCCTGTTAATTTAATCCTAGTAAAATTAGCCTCCATGGGAAGTAAAGTAGATTCATAATCGAAGGTAGTTATAATAACAGGGTCTGTACTTGATTTTTTACTTGTGGAAATTGAACCCAAAGCCTCATTATATAAAGCGATGTACTGTAAAGCCCCATTAACCTTTTGCCCCTCATGGTAATAGGTTTCTATAGCAGATGTATACGTCGGGTTATCTTTTAAAAAAGCACCAGAGACCTGGTTCAATCCGTGGGTATCAGCCTGAGTTGCGGACAAATCCATATACAATTGCATCCCTATAGGAAGCACAAAAGGGTCCACCGTAGTAATGTGGTAAAAAGTATTTAATCCGCTTTGGGAATCCTTTTTGCTGTTTTCTTCCCCATAAACTGGAGGTGCCCCAGAAATAGCTTGGGAGCTTGGGGTAAAACCTAAAAACTCATGACAGTGATAATATTGTATATCATTCGCAATTGTCCTAACCCCACGAGGACCTATAGTTCCATGGNGGGGAACTACATCATCTGCAGCAGGACCTACAAATACGTCTGTAGTAAACACGATTGGTAATGTGTAAACAGTCTCNNT